GTTTGCCGCCGTCACCGGATCCCCCATTCTCACTGTTGCTGATAACTCGCATGGAGCTATCAAAGGTGACTTCGTTACGTTCAGTGGAGCCGTATCGCTTGGCGGCAACATTACTGCCGCTATTTTGAACAGCGAATACGAAATCACGTCTGTCGTTAACGCCAATAGCTACACGGTCACCGCGCCCGTCAACGCTACCGCTGGCGACTCTGGCAATGGCGGTGGGTCCGTGGTCGGCGCATACCAAATCACGATTGGTACTGACGTTAATTATTTCGACTTCGGTTGGGGAGTCGGTCCGTGGGGCAGTGGCAGTTGGGGTACTCCACGTGCGCCCGGCACAGGTATTGCGCTGTATTCCCGCATCTGGCAGTTTGACAACTACGGTGAGGACATCGTGTGTCAGCTCACCAACGGAGTGCCGTATTACTGGGACTTGAGCCTTGGTACTAGCACCCGTGCGGTGGTGCTGTCGGGTGCCCCCACGAAAAACACCTACGCGCTGCTGTCTACTCCCGACCGGCATCTGGTCTGCTTTGGCACGGAGACCACGCTTGGCGACCCTACAACGCAGGATCCGATGTTTGTGCGGTTCTCCAATCAGGAGGACATCACCAGTTTTGTTGAATCCGCGACCAACACGGCGGGCGGCCAACGGCTCTCCGACGGTAGTATTATTAGAACAGCAATACGTTCGCGTGGCCAGATTCTTATATTTACCGATTCCTCCTTGCACGGTATGCAGTATATAGGACCGCCATATACGTTCGGCTTCCAGCAGCTCAGTGCAAACTGTGGCTGTATAGGGCCTCACGCCGCCGTGGACGTTAACGGCGTGGCGTTTTGGATGGGCACGGATGCGTTCTACGTGTTCGACGGTACGGTTAAAAAGCTCGCGTGTACTGTGCAGGATTACGTGTTTCAGGACATGAATCAGGTGCAGGGCACTAAGAACTTCGTGGGACTAAACAGTCAGTTTAACGAAGTGACCTTCTGGTACTGCTCGTACACGTCAGATTACATTGACCGCTGCGTGACGTTTAACTATCTAGAGAGTGTCTGGTCAATCGGCACCATGCCGCGTACTGCGTGGGTCAACACTGGCACGTATGCGAAGCCCGTTGGGACTCAGTACTTGGCTACCAGCACAGCGACGAGCATTTCAACTATTTACGGTCTGACAGACGGACGTACCCTTGTTTATAGTCAAGAGACTGGGGCAGACGCAGACGGCGTTGCGCTTGAGGCGAACATCAAGTCGGGCTATTTCGACATAGGCGACGGGGACGACATGCTGTACATGAAGCGGTTTATCCCCGATTTTAAAAACCAAGTGGGCAACCTAAACGTACACCTGTTGCTGCGACCATTCCCGCAAGCCACCGCCAGCCCAAGCTCGCTTGATCCTTACACCATTACGCCTACCACCGAGAAGGTGGACACCCGCGCTCGCGGCAGGCAGATATCGATGCGAATAGAAAGCACCGCGCTGGAAACAACGTGGCGGTTTGGCACCATGCGTGTTGACATTCAACCGGACGGTTTGAGATGAGCAAAATACTTAACGTGCGACTGCCTAACGCAACGCAGGCAACGTACAGCGCGGAACAATTTAACCAGTTGGTGCGGTCTCTGGAGCAGGTTATCTTTCAGTTAAACAACACGTATACGCCGGTAGTGTCGGAAGACAAAGACCAAGCGCAGACGTGGTTCATGGGGCAATAATGGCGAATCTCTATAAACGCTATCTAACGTCGCTGGTCAGCACCGTCTCTACGACGGTCTTTACCGTCCCCACGGCAACGAGCGCGGTGGTCAAGTCAATACTGGTGAGCAACAGCAACGCCGGTTCGACAGTCGCCGAAGTGCTGATATCCCCAACAGGCGTAGGGAGCCATATAATCATCCCTGCGGAGACCATCGCAACGAAAGGTTTTGTTGATTTTGCAGCAGGCTGGGATCGAAATCCCAACGTCCTTGTGCTGGAAGCAGGTGACTTATTGAAAATTAAAGTCACAACAGCCGACGTTGTTGCTACAGTAAGCGTACTTTTGATTGACAGAAACTGATATGATTAATAACACTACGAGATAGGTACTACGATGGCAATCGCTGACGAAATGCAGGGCATCATGTCTCTCCCAGAAGAAACGGCTGCGCCGACTCCGGAGCAAACTGCTGCGGTAGATCAGATGCGTTCACAGTTATCGCCAAGCGAGATCAACACCGAAATGTTGGGTGCAGCCGAGGAAGCTGATCCAGCGACTGTAGCAGAATTTAAAGCCGAATTACAGGGTCTCCAGTTACCGCCTGACGTGTTGGACATGCTTAACACAATGGTCGAAGAAATCCTTGACGCGCCACAGGACTATCCTGCCCTGCGTGAGAAGTACATGGCGCAGGGTCTTGAAGACCTGCTCCCGCCTGAGTTTGACCCCGCTTTCTTCGGCGCGTTGAACATGGCGATTGATCAAATCCGTGGTGCAAGCCCCATGGCTCAAGGACCAATGCCGTCTGGCGTAAACACCGTTGAAGACATCTTTACGTATAACCCTGCTGCTGCTCCGGCTTCAATGCCACCTGAAGGTTTTGCACAGGGTGGCATTGCTTCTTTAGGGCGTAACGGCGATACGATGTTAGCGCACATCACCCCCGATGAGGCTGCAATGCTGCGCCGCAGAGGAGGTAGCGGATCCATAAACCCAGCTACTGGCTTGCCTGAGTTCTTTTCCTTAAAAGGTGCGTTTAAAAAGCTGGGCAGTGCGGTTAAGAAGTTTGCCAGCAGCACTGTCGGCAAGATCGTTATCGGTGCTGCGCTTTTCACCCTTAGTGCTGGCCTTGCGACCCCCTTGTTGGGTGGCTTAGGCTCCGCCGCCGTAGCGGCTGGACAAGGCTTCATAGCGGGTGCAGGCACCAACCTCCTCGCCGGTGGCAACCTGAAAGACTCGCTGAAAGCGGGCGCGAAAGGCGCACTTGCCGCAGGAGCCTTTAAAGGGATTACGCAAGGTGCGTCTGCGTTTAAAGCGATTCCTAAAGCCGTCCCTGCTGAAGTCCGTGACGTTGTTGCAGGTGTTAAGCGGGGTGAGACAACAGCGTTTCCTGTTGAAGCCCCAACTAAACTTCCTAGTACCCCATTGGCGAGTCAGGTTAGTACAGCAGTACAAGCACCTGTAGCGACAACACCTCCTAGTGCTTATACCAGTTCTTATGAAACGCTCTCTAGTCCGGGCGGCATTCCGCTGACAGGCCCTAACTTTGGCGTAGCGACCGCACCCTCGGCGGTTACTACGGCTGGAGCTGCCGGAAGCAGCACACCCCCTACTGGCTTCGTTGGTAACATAAAGGCTGCGATAAACCCCAACGACGATGTTGGCATCATGAAGGGGCTGAACAGGGCGTTTAACCCAAATGAAATAAAAGCGGCAGGTATAGCCCGCGCAAATAAAGCCTACACAGACACGCTTGCAACCACCAAGGGCTCAGAAGTATTGGCGCAGAAAGCTTACGATGCTGCGCTGGCTGGCACGTTGGAGCGGTACATACCTCTAGTAGCAGGCGGTCTTGGCATCATGGCCGCTACCGGCGGCTTTGACGCAGAACAGCCGGAAGTCCCTGCGGGCTACGAGGACATGGTCAAAGGTATATCGCCCGGTCAAAAACTACTGACAGCAAACCCAGAGATGTACGGCTTGAAGTTCGGTGGGGTAAACACAACCTACGCCTACAACCCTGCGCAGTACGCGATGCCCTACGCTCCTTATGCACCACCACCCACCGCGCCAGCAAGAATGCGTCAGGGCGGTGTTGCGTCTCTGATGGGCTACAAAGAAGGATCGCCTGCCTCGTACCCCCGTAAGACGGGACACATTGCTGGCCCCGGCACAGGTACCTCTGACGACGTACCAGCGATGTTAAGTGACGGCGAATTCGTGTTCACAGCTAAGGCTGTACGCGCCATGGGCAACGGCTCACGCCGTGCCGGTGCCAAGCGCATGTACGCAATGATGAAAAATTTAGAGGGTCGCAAAAATGGCTGATATGACGTACAGCACGAACTACGTTAGCGAATCACCGGCTATCGAGGCTTATAAACTAGGTCTCCTTAAAGAAGCCCAACGACTGTATAACGACCCCATGAACATCGCTGCCGTTGAAGCAGCAGGGCTGTCCGCGACCCAGCAACAAGGTATCGACTTTGCCAAACAGGGTGTTGGCGCGTTTGAGCCGTACCTGCAAGCCGGATCACAGGGCATCACACAGGGCATGGATCTCGCGCAGACAGGCGCACGAGCCGCTGGTGCAGTCTCCACCGCCCCACAGTTTCAAGAGGCGCAGAACGTATTGGGTCGCGCAGTGCCCGTGCTGGGGCAAGGCATCGGGGGTATTTTGACTTCCGCGCAGGGTTATGATCCACGGCTGGTGGCTAACTACATGAACCCGTACCAAAAGCAGGTAACACAAGACGCGCTAGGGGAAATGCGTAGGCAGGCTACTATCGCGCAGCAGGGTCAGGCGGCACAGGCGGTTAACGCCGGTGCGTTTGGCGGTACACGCGAGGGCGTACAGCGATCCGAAATGGAACGAAACGTCCAAGATCAAATGCAGCAGCGCATCATGCAAGACTACGCTCAAAACTATCAGCAAGCGCAGCAAGCGGCGATGCAGGGTTTTGAGGCACAACAACAGCGTCAGTTAGCAGGCGGTCAGGCACTCGGACAAGCGGCTACGCAGTTCGGTCAGTTAGGACAGGGCATCGGCGCGTTGACCGCGCAACAGGGCGGTCTAGACTTGCAGAAAGCCACCACCTTCGGGCAACTGGGCGAGGCAATGGGTCAGCTCGGTACGCAATACGGCGCACTGGGTCAGGCTAATCAGCAGTTGGGTGCAGCGGATACCAACCTACTGATGGGCGTAGGCACCATTGAACAACAGAACCAACAGGCGCAGCTCGACGCGATGCGGGCAACCGCAACGCAAGAGTCGATGGCTCCGTACCAGCAGCTCGGCTTCGTGAGTGACATCTAGCGCGGCGCACCGACAACACAGATGGCACTGACCGCGCAGAGCGCACCCAGTGCCAGCCCGCTACAAACCGC